CAAGAAGCCCACTGATGCAGAAGTAAAAATAATCAAAGAATTATTTGAAAAATCTGTAGAAGGTGAAGCTTATGATCTAGAAAAATATGGTCAGTATTTCAGACCAGCTGGAGTATCAGCTACAGCAAATGGTTCTGCAAATGGATCATCTTCAGTAACAGCTCCAGTTGATGGAGAAGCGATTGTTACCAAAGTAGAATCGGTAAAAGCGGCTCCTGCTGCAGCAGCACCTCAGCCATCCACTGACAGTGCTAAAAGAGCAGAAGATATCTTGAAACTGATTAGATCAAGACAAAGCAAATAACACTAATTTCCCTTTTGGCTCCAGCATATTGACACTGGAGCCAATTAGTGTTAATATAAGAACATAGGAATAAAAAATGACAAAAGTATTTGACGCAACAAAATTTAGAAAAAGTATCACAAAATCAATACAAGGATTGGGTTTAGGATTTAATGATCCCACAGATTGGATTTCCACAGGCAACTACGCATTAAACTATTTGATATCTGGAGATTTCAATAAAGGTATTCCACTAGGTAAAGTATCTGTACTGGCGGGAGAATCAGGTGCAGGTAAATCTTACATAGCATCAGGCAACATAATCAAGAATGCACAAGCACAAGGTATCTATGTTATTCTAATCGACACTGAGAATGCACTAGATGAGGCTTGGTTACAAGCACTAGGTGTAGACACAGATGAGAAGAAATTATTAAAATTGAGTCTTTCAATGGTAGACGATGTAGCCAAAACCATATCAGAATTCATGAAAGGTTACAGAGAAGAGAATGCAGACAATAGAGAGAATGCACCTAAAATTCTATTTGTTATAGATTCTTTGGGTATGTTATTAACTCCCACAGATGTGAATCAATTTGAAGCAGGAGAGATGAAAGGTGATTTGGGTAGAAAACCCAAAGCCCTAACAGCCTTGGTTAGAAATTGTGTGAACATGTTTGGTTCTTACAACGTAGGATTGATCGCAACCAATCACACGTATGCTTCTCAGGATATGTTTGATCCGGATGACAAAATATCTGGAGGTCAAGGATTTATCTATGCTTCTTCTATTGTGATAGCAATGAAAAAATTAAAATTAAAAGAAGATGAAGCAGGTAATAAAATTTCAGAAGTAAGAGGTATTCGAGCAGCATGTAAAGTTATGAAGACTCGTTATGCTAAACCTTTTGAAAGTGTACAAGTTAAAATTCCATATGATACAGGTATGGATCCTTATTCTGGATTGGTTGATCTTTTTGAAAAACAAGGAGTATTGGTTCAGTCTGGCAACAGATTAAAATATATGGATAGCAAAGGCAAAGAACATCTAGAATATAGAAAAGATTGGGATGGAGATAAATTAACAATGATAATGAACGATTATCAAAATGTTAAAAAATCAGAACCAAAAGAAGAAAATGAAAAAGAAAATAAAAAAGACAAAAGCAAAAACAGCAGTAATTAGTCCTGTTTATTCTTTTTATGGTGATGTAGAAAAACTACATGCTAAGGTAAGGACTTTAGAATTAGGAAAGTATTCTCCTTTAGTAAATGCTGTAGAAGTGCTTAGACAAAAAGTTTTAAATTTTAAAGAGAGACCAGGAATAACAACAATAAAAGAAAAATAAAAATGCAAGAATTTACACACGAAGAAATAGAACAGATATGGAACTCAATCAGTCACTATGTGCCTGATAGACAGAAAGTAGACTGTGCTGTTGATTTTATCAAAACATTGGTAGATATTGGTGTTCCGACTAAAGTAATCAAATCTGCTGGAGAATATGATGAGAAATTAGAAGAGGCTATAGAGAGTGTGTTTGACGAAGAAGAAGAAGACGGATACGACGAATAATGAGCTGGTATACTAAAGTAAGTCAAGACATTGGTTTAATACCTGACTGTATAAAATATTTTGATCAAGAATTAGAAGCAGCAAGAAAAGAAATATATATCTTTGGAAATCTTGAAAAAGCAGCAGCAGCATTGCCAGGAGTAGTAGAGCAAAGATTCAATCAATTACAAGAGATAGAAGCGATACTAGAGTATCTCAACATTGAGAATCGAAGATTAAGATCAAGAACATTTAAAAAATTTTTAGAAAATTATAATAGAGCATTAACATCTAGAGACGCTGACAAGTATGTGGACGGAGAATCAGATGTGGTAGACATGGAAAAAATTATTAACGAATTTGCTCTATTAAGAAATAAATGGTTAGGCATAACCAAAGGTTTAGATCAAAAACAATGGCAGTTAACTAATATAGTTAAACTCCGAGTGGCTGGTATGGAAGATGCCACGATCAGATAGGATAATACTCACAGACGTTGATGGTGTACTATTAGAATGGGAAGACCATTTTAGTAAATGGATGTCAACCAAAGGATTCCCACAATTAGAAAATACAGATCACGAATATGATATGAGTATTCGATATGGCATACACAAAGATCTTTCAAGAGAATTAGTTAGAGAATTTAATAAGAGTGCATGGATGGGTACACAATCCCCTATGCCTGATGCACAAACTTGGGTAAAATTATTACATGCTGAAGGTTGGACATTTATACCCATAACATCACAAACATCAGATATACCAGCACAAGAATTAAGAAAAAAAAGATTAGCCGAATTATTCGGCAATACTGTGTTTACAAATTTCTTTATATTAGAAACAGGAGATCACAAAGATGCAGCGCTGGCAGAATTTCACGGAACAGGTTTATGGTGGGTAGAGGATAAATGGACCAATGCTAAAAAAGGTTTAGAATATGGTTTAAGACCATTATTATATAATCATGATTACAACCAGGGTTTAGAAGATGAAAATATTATCCGAGTAAATAACTGGCAACACATATATAAAATTATTCATGGTAAAAAATAAAAAAATATTAGTAATGGGATTACCAGGCTCGGGTAAGAGTTATCTCTCTGATAAATTAGCAACTTTACTGGGTGCTGTGTGGTTAAATGCCGACCGAGTAAGAGCAGAAGCTAACGATTGGGATTTTTCTCCCGAAGGCAGAACAAGACAAGCAGAACGAATGAAACGTCTAGCACAAGAAGGATTAGACCGCGGCAAACATGTGATTGCTGATTTTGTGTGTCCTACAGAAAAAACTAGACAAGACTTTGCTGCTGATTATACTGTGTGGGTAGATACTATTAAAGAAGGACGTTTTGAAGACACCAATAAGATGTTTGTGCCTCCACAAGAATATGATTTTCGAGTACCTACACAAAATGCTGAATTGTGGTCACTAAGAATAGCAGATGAAATACAAGAGTATGTTTGGGATAATCGTAAACCCACAGCTCAAATGTTGGGTAGATGGCAACCGTGGCACGAAGGACATCAAGCTCTGTTTGAAGAAATTATTAAAAAGACAGGACAAGTAAACATACAGGTTCGTGATGTACAAGGGGTGGGAGACAATCCATTTGATTTTGAAACAGTTAAAAAAAATATAGAACAAGCATTAACACCGTATAAAAACAGAATCAGAGTAACTCTAGTGCCAAATATAACTAATATTTGTTACGGCAGAGGAGTTGGTTATAAGATAGAAGAGATTGTTTTACCAGAAAATATACAAAAAATTTCTGCTACAGATATTAGAAAGAAAATGCGAGAGGAAGGAAAACTATGAAAGTATATGTAGGTTATGATCCACGAGAAGATATTACATACCAAGTGTGCGAACATTCAATCAAACGTAGAAATCGAAATACAGAAGTGGTTCCTCTAAAAATGAAAACACTTAGAGAATTAGGAATCTATACCAGAGAAATAGATAAACTTGCCAGTACAGAATTTACATTCACAAGATTTTTTATACCATATCTACAAAACTATCAAGGATGGGCAGTATTCTGCGATTGTGATTTTGTTTGGAAAATAGATGCTGACGAATTAAAACAATACTGTGATGACAGCAAAGCAGTAGTATGTGTACAACATGATTACACTCCACCAGAAGGTGTTAAGATGGACGGACAGATGCAACTAGCATATCCTAGAAAGAACTGGAGTTCAATGGTATTATGGAATTGCGCTCATCCTAAAAATAGAATTCTTACTCCAGAATTATTAAACAAAGAAACAGGCAAATTTTTACATAGATTTAGTTGGCTAGAAGATTCTGATATAGGATCTTTACCGCACGAGTATAATTGGTTGGTAGGTTGGTACAAAGAGCCACAAGACGGTTCGCCAAAAATATTACATTATACAGAAGGCGGTCCGTGGTTTGAAAATTACAGAGATTGCGAATATGCTGACGTTTGGAAGAAAGAATTAATAAATCTATTCTCGTCATGAGCCACGATCGTTGGTTAATACCCAAAGTTGATTGCAACAAAAATCCTATACCACATATTTGGTCCAGTACTCTTGTGCGTAGAGATATCTATGATCGACTTTACGAACAATGGAATAATATAGAACATCAACACTGGAAAAACTTTATTAATGATATGAATGTTGAAATATATTTTCATAATGATTTTACTAATATGTTAACTCCTAAAAAAAATAATGAATATATTGGTTATTGGTTTTTTCAACAACGCACTGACAAAAGTAAAGGTGGCGAAATAGAACTTGTAAACGGATCTAACAAGAAAACATTAAGTTATTGGCACAACACTATGTTAATATTAGAAACAGAGAAAAATTTTACAGTATTGCCTAGAAAACACGAGTTACCTCAGAGACCTTTTTGTGAACTTTATTTCGATACAGCGACTAATGAAAAAATAAAAAGATTATTAAGTTAATCTTTGTAATTGGCTATAAATTCTTGTAATTTTTTAACGTCGGTATCCAGGTGTCGATCTTTAACTTTATTCCACACATAATCATCTCTAATGTTAATATTTAAATTTTGTCTAACTAATATAGCAGTATCATCAAACACCTTCTTTGCTTGAATTAATGTTTTGGTTAGATAAAAACATCTACCAAGTTTTTTAGCAACAGTTTGATTATACGTATCCACATACCAATGCCAAAAAAATGGAGGAACAAAATATCCAAGTGCTTTCATCCAGTTTCGATGCACAGCAAAATGTGGACTTCCAACTCGTTCATTTTCTTTTAATTGATACGGTTCTTCGTTGGTTAATAATGCATTTCCGTTTCCTTTAGTGTTGCCGTCAAACGGAGCAGCCATGCAAATCTTATCT